GCCTAACGTGGTTGTGAATCTGTAAAGTCCCACTTCGATAGCGTGTTATCCTCGCGCAACTTCACACACTCGCCCTATGGCCGGGTGTGCTATCGTAACGCCGATTAGCGAAGCCCTCCGGCCTCGCTTGCTGCATGGGTGGCGACTCGCTGCCTTGAGTAGTCACAATTCATTATCGCGCCCATGCTGTCGTTACTCCGTCGCTTCAGTTAGGTGTTGTAGTGTGCAAGGCTCCGAGTTATTCACTCCGCACCTATCACATCGACCACTAATCCCCGGCTGTCCCGGACCCCTTGACCTTGACACGATAATTCACCATGAACCCAACGGCTCCGGCATTTCACCCCCACCACGTCGCGCGCCGGTATGACTGACGCGCCGCCCATAGGGCAACGCTGCACCAAAGGACTCGGCTGCTGTCCGAGTCCACCCAACACGTTATGCAATCCTCGCGGCTTCGACTATTAGGCCCTCAAGGAGCCGTTCATCGCGGTGCCGCTTCAGCACTACGTAGGGGTCACATCAAGGTGTAGTCTATGCGGATAGGCCTTCATCATGACCGGCCCACCTTGCACACTACTGCGACTATTCTCCGCGTGCTATCCACGCGAAGGCAACCCGGCTAACGCCGGATAATATGAGGATGGGCGACGTGGCATATAAGCGTTGAATTGAGGGCCATACGAGCCACCTAAGCCACGATAATTTCGCCGGGGGTGATTAGGTCATTGAGGGGGTTGAAGTCTCTTAGGTGGTCTTTGAATGGTCTTAGGTGGCATTTGAAGCCGCCAAATACCCCCCGCGCGTAGTAGGAGAGAACGGGCCACCACCACGCGAAACGACCAAAAAAATTATCAAAAAAAATCTAATGACTTGAGCAAGAGAAATCCGAACAGGCCCAAGCCGCCCGTAATCTGCGCCACCCTCTTGGTAACGAACCTGTCAATCGAATATACCGGGCCATCCATGACCTTCTGCACGTCGGCCCCAACGCTCGTAATGGCCTCCTTCAAATCTTTTGCGCCTACGGCTGCATCCAACGCCATATCCTCCAGCCGGACCAAGCGGCCTTCATGGCGTGTCAAATCGTCCTTCACGTCGCCAACCCGGTCGTTAATCATGTCAATACGGGTCATCAACGCCGTGTCCTTCGCCCCCATCAGCGTTCACCTTGCGCTGCCTACTAAGCCACACTCTCTTTAACTTTCTCCCTGTTAGAATAGAAACCCATAGCCAAAAATTGATTTCGATTAACGCTAACAAAACGGCCCCTGTGGACCCCCAACCCGGCACATTGTAACAAAAATCCAATGCTCCATAACAAACAGTAAAAGGGTCGGGGCTTGCGAACGCCCGTAGGAGGCCGATAAAATCCATTCCCTCAATAACCGTCATCAGTTATGTATTGTAGCCTTCATTCTTAGTAGTTACCCATAACCGCCCTAACAAAACACTTAATACCCAATTGGTGCTGCGTTTTAGTGATGGCAACCGAAGGATATGAAGTCATAAGAGCATATATACATGAGTGGGATGGTAACGATACGCATTTTGGTATATTACTTTCAGAAAGAACAGGAGAACGTAACCCTCAAGGATGGAGATGCGTATTCCAGCGTTTCAAGATAGAATGCCCCGAAGAATTGCCGATAGTCGAGAAAGATGACCTCAACGAACTAATCCCCTCCGAGTGGGATGGTGGTTCATGGGCTGATTTGGGCCGAATACTACACCAAAAAAGGCCCGAAATCTCATTAGAGGCATGGGTAAAGCGTATTTACGCTGCAAGAATGAGTGGAAAGATTGTTCGTAAAGCAAATAAGGATTTTATCACAACACATCTCGTCGGAGAGAAGATAACTCCTAATCAACTGTGGAATGAGATTGAGTTTAGGACTACTCGCGCTATCCGTAATAATGAGAACGCTCGTTGGGCTGACGCACACTTCAACGGCAAGCGTTACATCGGTATTGCCTTTGCCGCCGACCAACATATCGGTAATCCCTATACAGACCACAAACGAATGAGGGAGGATGCTCAACTTATCGGCACTACCCCAAACTGTTACGCAATTCTCGGTGGTGACTTCATTGACAACTTTTTGCCCGCCGATAAACCAATACCAGCAGCAAAACAGACTACACTACCCGAAGTCCAATGGAAAATGATGCGACATTACGTTGAGATGTTCGGAGAGTCCATAGTAGCCGTTGTAGCCGGTAATCACGACCAATGGACTACTCGATACGCTGGAATAGACCCTCTTGGTGAGTTTTTGGGCGAAAGAGGCACTGTATATCATTCAGATGAATTGAACCTACGCCTTTTCAACGGTAAACAGCCATACCACGTCGCAATTCGACATAAACGCCGAGGTAACTCGTCCGTTCACCCTGCCCGAGTCGTAAAGAAGATGTGGGAGGATGGAGAATCCGATTTTGACATTGGTGTTGTCTGTCATCACCATACTCCGGTCACAGAACCCTTCACACGGCATGGTGTGGAGCGTTGGGCCATAAGACCCGGCTCCTACAAAGTGATAGACCGATATGCGGAGATGCTTGGGTTCGCTCGGGACCGACCGACCTGTCCAATCGCCATCCTATCCCCATTTGAGCGGGATATTCACGTTTTCAGTGATTTGAGGCATGGAATCCTAACCCTACAAACACTAAATGCGGAGATGGATGAATGAAGGAGCGGCAAGGGGCCAAATGCAGAAAATGTGGTTGGGCCACTCGGTATCTTGCTCGTAAAACGTGCATTACCCGTATATGTCCGTTCTGTTCGGAGAAATCACTAATTCCTTGGACATATTCGTGAGGTATCACATGGACCTATCTATTTTTCACTACGAGCGTTCCCGCAAGGACATACGCCACTTCTATGAGTGGCTTGGCTACTCTTGGGGCGACCATATCGAAGAATGGGTCAAAATATACCAAAATCGCGGCGAATCGGAGGTTCACCGAACCTGCATTGTCGCTCCCCGCGACCACTCAAAATCCACCACACTTCGCGTAGTCCTTGCTCACAACTGCCTATTCCGTAAATGGCGTGACAAACCCTATACCGTGTGGCTATTCTCCGCCTCAAAAGATACCGCTCGTAACCGTTTGGCTGAAATACGTGAAGATTTGACCCGTCATCCCGACCTACGGCGTATGATTGACGAACGGAGGGGTGGAAAACACGAATTACGCTTCAATAACGGCGCATGGATTAAAGCAACCTCCGTTGGCTCCGCTATTCGGGGTGAACACCCCGCCTGTGTCGCCTTCGATGACGTTTTGGTGGACCTCGGTGACCTTTCGATGGATTCCGTTAGAGATTGGATGCGTAAAGTGATTACACCCATGCTATCACCCGGAACCGACTTCTATGTCGTCGGAACACCTATGTCCAAGACAGACATATACCATACAGAAATGCTCCATAACGAAACTTGGGTTACAGGTGTTTGGTCTGCATTTTTGAATTGGGACGAATGGAAAAGTGAACCGGGAACAGACCTCAAGGCTCTTTGGCCCGAACACCGCTCCGTGAAGTTTATTTTGGAACAACGACAGGCTATGGGTGACCTCGCTTTCATCCAAGAATACCTATGTCGTGTGGTTGATGATGACGCACAGGTTTACCCTCGCACGCTAATCCGTAAACACTTGAACATGGAGGCCACATTAGAGGCTGAAAAACACCATGCAGACAAATATGCTATCGGATTCGACCCATCACACGGTTTGAAACAGGACTATTCTGTAATGATGGTGGTTCGTCAAGACCCAAAGGGCAATATCCATATTGTGAATATGTGGCGACGTAATGACTTCCCTCCGGCCAAACAGGTCGAAGAAATTATCAGATGGTGTCAATCCTACAAAATGCCGATGTTCGCATCTGAAGATGTGGGCTTTCAGCGACTATACGCCTCTCTAATTAACCAGCAGGGAGTAACAGTGGACTTCAGACCGTCAAAGGTTAGTAATAAGGGGCTAAAGCAAGCCCTATTGAACAGACTTCGTGTATGGTTTGAACAGGAGAAGATTCAGATTCCCTACGGCGACGACAAAACCCGCCGCACAATGGAGATAATGCTCGATGAATTAGAAAACCACGTATGGAAAGCGGGTGATATTACAGATATTGGCCGGCATAACGATACCGTGATGGCTCTCGCTCACGCAATAGACCAATTTTCATTCAAAGACCTGTCAGCACCTATGGTGACGGGAACCACTACTATGTCCAAGTGGAAAGGAGAAAAATCGGGCAAAGGCGGATTACCGGGTGGAAGATTCGTGTATTTTCGTGGTTAGATTAAAGTATCAGCACATAAGTGGGTTGAAACATGGTTCAAACCTGTCGAAAGTGTGGAGAAGGCGGCCACAACAAACGCACTTGCCCCACAAACAACCAAACACTACATTACCCGATTGCTACGGCTACGGGCAGACGCATAAAGCACCCGAGTCCGTTTTCAGCCGCAACAGGCATTCCAGCCATAGTGGATGAGAGCGAGGAGTTTCGCAAGGATGCCTCTTATGATACCGTTTTCGACCTGTATGACGATATGGTCCGTTTTGACCCCGAATTGAACGGTGCTGTCCGTTCAGTTAGCCTAACGGCAAATAATTGGTCTATTGACTACCGACCCGGCAAGAATGAGGTTATTAGAGAGGCTATTCGCACCCTATTAGACCATTTAGACTTCGATGACATACTAATTGGGGCTATGCGTAACCTCATGGTATATGGTAACGACATTAACAAACTGATTGGTAAAGCCGGAACAGGTATTACCGAGGTCCAAAGCCTACCCGTAACTCAAGTTACTATCGTGGATGAGCGTAATCCCCCGTTTGCAGCCGATAAGGACAATCCCGTAATGGCTCCCCAATTTTACCTACTACGCGAAGGCGGGCGCGACCCCCTAACCTTCCCCGATAAAGAAATCCTCCACGTAAAGATTGATTATCGGTCAAATTGGTTCAGTGATAAGAAATTGCGTTGGACATACGGTGTATGGGGCGCATCCCGCTTCTCATCCCTCAAACAACCCATTCGGGCCAAATACAATTCCATTAACAATAGAATATCCCTTGAGGACTCACTAACCAAACAATTCGTTACTATCGGTTCTGAAGCCATTGAGCATATTACCGACCCGGACGAACAGCGTGACAGACTCGTTCACATTATGGATGAAGTCGCTAAACTTCTTGAGGGGCTACGTGGCGACCAAATACCCATTCTTCCACATTTCGTGGAAATGCACCACATTGACTTGAAAAACTCGATACCGGACAATTCCGACTTCTTGGATTCCGTAAATGCTGATATATCCGCCGTTCTCAATGTTCCGCGTGTGGCGGCCGGCCAAGAACGCGGTTCCACGTTCGCAGCCACGTTTAATGCGAATATGTGGTCTGTAAACGCTATACGCCGACTTCAAGCCGTTGTGGAGCAATCCATTCAAGACCTATTCATGCGTCATCTTGACCTTATTGGGATTGAGGCTGAACCTCGACAAATACCCCGCCTCGTTTTCCAACCCATTGAGGATGAGTCCCGCTTTGATAAAATGCGAAGGGCTGTCATGGGCTACGACGCTGGCGTCATAACACTTAATCAGACACTCACTATCTTGGAATATCCCGAGATAGGCCCACTTGGGAATGAACGCAAGGATGAGGGCCAAACAGAATTAGGAGAATTACCGCGCCAAAACGAACAGGAGCATGATGTAAAGGAGGATGGTGATAATGAATGATTCAACCCTTGATGACGACTCCTGTAATGAAAGTCATACAATTCATAACCTTTTGGATGATACTACAACCACAGTGAGAAAACTACAAACACTGATAACTACTCTTATCCCTCTATTACTCATAATCGGTTCGGGTTGGGCCGAATTGAGTGGGGCAATTGACCTGACACCAATAGGTGAAGGTGATGATTGGGCTTGGGAGGAAAATGGCCCCTACGTTATTTGGGGATGCACCGATTACAGCGCAGAAAATTACGATGAATACGCCACAGACGACGATGGCACCTGTAACTATCCACCCGACCCCATAATGGGCTGCACAGACACCGAAGCCAATAATTACGATGAATACGCAGAAGAAGATGACGACTCCTGTGAATATGACCCCGA